CATCTTGTGTACGTTTTGATTCATACATTTCCCAACCTTTTCCTTGAATTTTACCTTCTTTAGGTCCACGTTTGGATGATTTTAACCATAGAACTCCTAGTCTGTCTATCTTTTTTCCAAAACACTCTTCATAACATTTAGCGTAAACAGCGGTCTGTAGATCGTAAGTTGTTTGTAAGTGGTTTGATGTTTTAAAATCTATAATCCATAATTCATCATCTATTTCACATACTAAATCACAGGTACCTGCTACTTTAAGTTCATCTGAGAATAGATGTACTTCTGCTTCTAGTAATGTTGGGTTATATTCTTCCCAAAAGTCTACAAATTTTAAAAACATTTGCCATACCATTGGATCATACATTGGATTTCCTGTTGGTGATAAGAAATTTAATTCTTTACCATTTAGATAATCTTCACACATTTCATGTACTTGTGTACCCTGATCAGCTGCTTTTCTGACTATATAGTCAGCACTATATCCTACTTTTTTAAGCCAGTCTTGGAAAAATTTACCTTTTGGGTAATAACCTAAAACGTAAGTTATTGATGGATAATACTTACCATTTCTTCTATAATATCTAGAATCTGGTAAGGTTATTTGTTTTGCGTCTTCAGATATTTCCAGTATCCTGTTATATTTCTTTTTGACGTTTCGTTTTTTCATATTAATGAAAATTTCTTCTCCATTAAGTTATATTGGTCTAATGGATCAGTGTTTTGAATTAGTTTAGTAAAATAAGAGAATCCCATCTCACTTGGATCTTTTCCTTCTAATTCAACAAGGTATACTTCTTTACCTTGGTTTATAAAATATTCACAATGTTTTAATGCTTGTTTTAAAGCATCTGTGTCTAAAGCTACATATATTTTTTTAACTGTAGATTCAACTATTCTTTTTAATAAGTTAGATTGTATATTTTTACCTAATAAGGGTATAGCATTTCTTTTTATTGCAATAGCATCAAATGGTCCCTCACATAATATTAAAGGTGAATCCCAATTTATAAACAATTCAAAAGGTATTATATCTCTTGAACAATCTGGATTTCTATATTTAATGTAAGCGTCTTTTTCAAATGAACGTGATGTAAAATAATTTAATTTACCATTCTTATCATATGAAGGTATGATAATCATGTTTTTATATTTACCAAAATTGCAGTATCCTATATTATATTTTATAATATCATCTTTAGATACATTTCGATTATTTAAATATTTATATGCTTTTTTAGCTATTAAGTCTGAGTTGTTTATTATTTTTTTGTATTCTTTAGGTAAAGAAACATCATTTGATATAACAACTTCTTCTACTTCATATCCAGTCTTAACTAATTTAGATAATTCTCTAAAACTATCAGTTGATGCCTTAACCTGTTTGAATAGAGCTTTTAAGGTTTTACCTTTCTTACCACATACCCAACAGTGCCATGGATTGTGTCCTTTTTTATTTTCAGTAAAATTAACTTCCAATTTTTGTTTATGGTGATTGCAAAACGGACAGTGGTAAGCTTTGTTACCCCTTGATGTTCTTTTACCATTTCCTATAACTGTGTCTACTAAATTAACTAATAGCTCATTTATCATAATGTTAAATATAACATTAATTTATTGGGAGGCCAAATCTTTTGTATAAAATTTTCCTAATATATTATCATTGAAATATCTATCAGGATGTTCTAAAACTTGATACACAAATTGAGTTTGTGTTTCATAATAAGTAAGTAGTTTTTTGTTAGGAACTATTTTTAATATACACCTTTCAAAATTTTCTATTGGTTCTGATTTTATTAGTTCCAGAAGTAATTTATTAGAACCATAATAAGTTTTCCAATCTGATTCTTTGCTTACACGTTTGTGGGTAGGTTTTCTACCCTTAACACCTTCATACATAAGTAAATCTTTTTTGGTTACTTTTACTTTACGATTATGTATAAGTACTTTTTTACCTATATAAGATTTTTCAGATGGTGAGTGTGTGATTTTATAAATAAAACCAAAGGTATTTTTTGGAAATTGAGTATGATCAGTTATTTCCTCTCCGTTATAAGTCCAATTCATAAATGAATTTTAGTTAATATTTTAGTTATTATTTTATAGTGTATACTTTAACTATAGCATTATTGTTTGTAGTTCCGCTATCTGAGTCTTGAGCTACTGTAACTTTATAGCGTGGGTATGAAGTGTCAATAGGATGGTCTACATTATATATATAAAGTTCTACTTGAGAACTAGCTGGGATTAATCCTGCTAATTGATAAGTAGCTCCTTGTGTTGTTATATCTATCCAATCAACTGAAGGAGTAGATCCATCTGTAAATACTCTTGTACAACATACTAAATCTCCATTTCCTGAAGGTTCAGTTAGAAATTCAAGATCTATATCATCATTAGTTTCATCATATTTAATACTAATATTTCCATCATTAAAGAATGTTGAATCTGTTCCAGCTTGCCATGAGTACATATAAGTGTCAACTTGAGTATTACCACCTGGGGCATTTAGAGCATGTGATGCTGTTACCGCATATGAAGCTGAAATTGGACTTTCATTTCCTGCTGGGGTAGATAAATAATCTGCTGATGCTGTGCTTGCAAATATTACATCTCCTGTTGCTAATGAGGCAGAGATTGTTGCTAATGAACCAGATCCAATTATTAATTGATCACTTACATCTCCGGGGAATGAAGCAGAATATCCAATTGCTATATTTCTATCTCCATCTACTAAACCATTTCCTGCTTCTCTACCTATAACAATATTATAATCACCAGAATTAAGGTTTAGAGCAGCACCTGCCCCTACAACTGTGTTAAAATCAGCATCATATATGTTTAACCCGGCTTGAAAACCTACATAAACACCATAATCTGAAGCAGCATTTGAAATACCTTTACCTGCAGAAGCTCCTAAATATGTTGTTCCTGATCCTTTTCCATTTGCTCCTGAGTTATCTCCTATTGCAGTGTTATAATTTCTATTATTATCTGATGAATATAATGATAAATAACCAACGGCAACATTACCAACACCAGCAGTTAAATTTGTTAATGATTGGTGCCCAACTGCTACATTTTGGTGTTGAGATAAATCCTGACCTGATAAACTACCAATAATAACATTTTTCTGTGTGGTAGGACCTAAATTATTTCCTGCATCCTCGCCTATTACTATATTAGTTGTTGAAACTTGATGAGCATTAAATGATCCTGATACTGTTAATGATCCTGTTATTGTAGCATCTCCTATGAATGGAAAAGCATCTCCAACTGCGCTTGAGGCTGTGAATTTTGTTCTTCCCGAAGTATCTTTAGCTACTAAAACATCACCCACTGATGGGGTAACTCCTTGAAAATCAAATTTAATGTCATCTGCATTTAAATCAATTTCTATAGTATCTCCAAGTGTTCCTAAAGTTATTACTTGTGAATTATAAACATTAAATCCATTGGCTGATTTAAAAATAGTAACATCATTTAATACTTCTAATGAACCTGTTACCTCTAATGATCCTGATATAATAGCAGATCCACTATATGGAAATGGGTCTGTTTCTATACCCGTTAAAGATGAACCATCACCTCTATATGTTCCAAATGATGCAGTTGATACTCCACTACCTGATACATCTCCACTTAAAATACTTCCATCAGCTTTTATACCAAATATATTATTATCTGGTGATGTTAGTTTTAAAGCATAAGCATTTGAGGCATTAATTGAGCCTGAAAAATCTGTTTGTACTGCTGCACTGCCTGTATCATCATAATCTATTCCATTTAATAGCATCAAAATTGTAGCAATAGCTGGACTAACGCTTCCACGTTCTAATATGATTGAAGGATCAGTACTAGTGTTTGTTATTAATTGTTTTGAAGATGATATTTCTCCACTACCTTTTATATCAACAGAACTTAAACCAAAATGAGCATCACCCGTGGTATGGTCAATAGAAGCTAAAGTAGTACCACTAGTATTTTTATAGTTAGTTTGTGTTGCTTTAGCATCAATAACTCCTGTTGATTGTACTGTCACAGTAGAACCATCTAATTTTAATGGTTTTAAAGGATTTCCTATTACATTTCCTCCACCTGATGAGGATATTTCAAAAGGAGTATAAAAAACTTGACCTGAAGATGTATCAACTGTTAAAACATGAGCTGATGGATCTAAAAGAGATGAGGAAATGAATATTGTACTACTTGCACTTATGATTGAAGCTGTGATTGCAGTTGTTGTAGATGAACCTTGGTCTGTAACTTGTTGTAATGTTGGTGGGGTCACAGATATAGATGATGTAAGTACCGCAGTTGCAACTGAATCTGAATTTCCTACCCAAAAATATCCTGGTGATATATTAGGTATATCATTGGTTCTATCAATTGAGGAAACTTTCATTCCTTGTATTATGGTACCATTTGTTTTTAAGACTATGCCTATATTTTGAATTAAATTAGATCCTGTTGGTTTAACTGTGGTTAATCCACCATTAGCATGTACATAAACATTATCTCCTAAAGATGGAGTACCTGAAACTGGGGTCACATTAGTATTATATACACCATTTATAATAGCAAATCCATCCTTGCCTCCTCCTGTATCTAATTCTGTTTCTGTAATACCAAGGGCAGGCATTGTTGCTGCATTACTTGCTGATGCTATTCTTACTTTGATTCTTTCACTTCCTCCTATTTCTCCTGTTGAGTATACAGGTGTACCTGCTGGGATTGTAACTGAATCATCGTTTCTAACCTGTATATGAAGTTTTTCACCATGACCGAAAGATATATTTCCTAATCCGTCTGTTGTTAAAACTTGACCATCTGTACCATCTGATGTTGGATATGTGACATTGTTTAGAATAACAGAT